TCTTCGTCTTCTTCGTCATCTTCTTCGTCTTCTTCGTCTTCATCTTCTTCGTCATCTTCTTCGTCATCTTCTTCTTCGTCTTCGTCGTCATCTTCGTCGTCTTCGTCGTCATCTTCTTCGTCGTCTTCAGTCTTTCCTTCTGATGTGGTTTTTGCTATAGCCTTCCGTTTTTTCGCTAGATATTCATCTGATGAATCTGTATCTCCATCATTATCAATATCAGCATCACCTTGGCCAACAGGATCCATACCATCCCCATCATCGAGCTTTGTATCTGCTTTCTTTTTCTTATCAGTTGATTCGATTAGCATTTTATTATATGCTTCACGGATAGATTGTTCAATTGATGGCATGATTAGCCTCCTCCATAGAAATATGCACCTGCACCAATAGTAGCTGCAACGGATACTACTATCCAGAAAACTCTATTGATAACACGAACGGTCATTTTAAAATCATCCAGTTTATTTAATTCTCGCTGTAGATCCTGGATGTCTGTATTGTTTTTATATGTGATGTCTTGCAATGTACTAATTTTTTCTTCTGTCCTTGCGATAGACACCAACACCTGGGCGACCCCGTCAATTTTTGCTTCGAGTCGACCAATATTCTTTTCCATATTAACCAACCTATCACGATCAGCTTGCCTCAAGGCTTCAGCTGAAAGTTGGTCATTTGCATTAAATTCATTTATCATGATAGACTCTTATTATGTGTGTATTTATATTATAGTGTCGACTAGCGTGATATCTTTAATCCACTTACGGGATGTTTTCCCACTGTCATGCTCTAGCACAACATAATTGGATCCACATCTCACTATAGAGCAACGCTCTAATGTTTTGTTATCTCTGACGATGTCACCGTTCTCGAAAAGGTCACCAGATATATAAGCTTCCCTGTCAGCTGATACGGGTTCAAATTTAATTTTATTCCGGAAATCGTACGATTCAGCTAATCCCATTCCTTTACGGATAGCATTGAATAAATCTCTGGCACCTGAGAAATTGCTTGGCATTCCTTTCATAAATGATCCAAAATCTTCGTCAGCTGCAGCCTCTCTCATTTTAGAAGCTGACATACCAGAAACAGTATCCTTATCGGGGTCGCGTTCACCCGCAGATATTATATTGATACCATCTTCAAAATTATAAAAACCGTGACGAGCATCCTGCCCATTGTATTTGTTGGCTAATACCTCGAATTCTTTAACCCGATCAGAACCAACTACCATTGATACTTTTGAGTATCCTTCTTTATACAGACCCACTAATATATCAAATACAGTTCTGATGCTACTGTCGTGTATAATATTCCGACCATATCGGGGGAACATCTTACGCATGAATTTGATTTTATCGTCATATGACAGTGGATTCTTCTTTGCATCCTGACTTTGGGAAGCGTATATCCGAAAGTTATTTCCTTTAGCGTTGGCAGCTGCCTTCTCAATTAGCTTTTCATGACCAATAGTGGGGGGATTAAATCTCCCAAACGAGAACACCATCTCTGATGTATTCTCTGAAATGTACTGAATAAAACTTCTCATTATTATTATTTCCGATCATCTTTGCGGGTTTTAATACGAAGTCTCTTACCCTTGCGAGCTATAATACCTGAACGGCTTTTAAGTCTGCGTTCAACAGAAGCTCGTTGCGAGTAGGACATATCACTACTACTCTTTCCTTTGCTCACCTTTTTCTTTTCAGCTGATCGAGCTCTTCGATTAGCCCTCTTATTAATTGTATTTTTAGAGGCTGTTTTACGATCAGATCTCCTACGGCCCCGTTTTATTTTAGCTTTGTTCTTTCTCAAAGAACGCTTCTTGGCCATTCTTTGAGTGGCAGATAGTACTTCTTGAATCATTCCAACCACATCATCATCAGCTACCTCTTCAAATAGAGGATCAGTCTCTCTCTGCATTTCCTTCCGGAGCTTAGAGTAATCACTCGACACATCCGGATCAGCTAGAAGATAAGATACATTAGCTTTATGGCTTTCGGGCCATATAATAAAGTGACTTGATATTAATACAAGGTAAGTATCCTGGATACCAAACTTGAAGTGGGTAGACTTGATGGATGATGTAAAGATAAAATCATCTTTTTTGCTTAAAGCGTAATCAAAATCGTAGCTTGTTGCCGCTGATGTTGATAATAAACCTCTAACAGCAATACCGCGCGGCGGAGAGAATACTACTAGTATCCCACCATATTTCCGTTGGTATATCTTCATTTGTTTAATATGATTAATCATCAATAATTTATGGGCATGACTTCCCTCCAATCCCATAATCTCTTGGTATTTAGTAGCTTCATTAATGAAGTCTTTGAATTGAATGGTCATCATTTACCTCTATGATCGGCTAGAACTTTCCCAACCCTTTATGACATCGGGGCTGAAATTATTAGTAGAGAATTCAAGTCTATCGACTAATTTAACTGCAGTGCCTGCGAATCGATCAATTGACACAAATCCCTCAGATCCTGTTACCTTGAATCCATTTTTAGTCTTTACGAAAGTATCTATGTTCTGTATAGTATTGAGCTTATCTATAATAACCATCTTCGCATCGACTATTGCAGATTGTAAATCGAATACTGCTTTAATAGAAGCTATGCTGTTGCGCGAAAAGAACTTCATTGTTTCAGCTTTTTTGGTACGCCAATTGTCCTTGCCCTTTTCAGATTTGAGGCCATCAATCTTGCTATCATATTTATCTTCGATATACATCTGCAAAGCTTGGACGTGCCGTCCTGTATCTCTAATTCGCTCACCGCGGCGTACATATGTGTTGTTGAATGTATTAACCATCTGATTCAACTCTTTCATATTTTCCAAATCCCGAAGGGTATTTGATGCTATCTTCTGGAAAATCCTACCTGCTATAGAAAGATTCCTAGTAACTTCTTTTGTCTCATTCGATGTCATTGTAGCTGTTCCAGATAAATCTCTTATTGCAGCATCTTGAGACCATACAGATGATACTTTTTTAAACTTAGTGACATCCACTCCATAATCAGCTGACATATCTTCAAATGTCGATCCATTGTATGTAGTGTGCCATACAACACCGATGCGCGCTTTCATTATAGTCTTTGCTAATTTAGATTCTTCAGGGACAGCGTACATAATTGTATTGGGATGAAATGTAATATACTTGGAACCATCGATGTTTTCAGATTTAATATCCCCATCCGTAAACATGATATCACCCTGAACTACACCCCTGATGCCCAATTTGCTAAGCTCTTCTAGTGAAATTTGCATTTTAATATTGAGATCGGGGTTGCCAATATCATCATCAATATCCTGTGGGGTCTTATAAACCATAGGATTCTTATTGAATATACCCTTCTTGGCCACAAAAAACTTACCGTCGGTAGGATCAATACCAGCAAATACTGCTGGGGCCCCATCCCATTTAACAGTGACATCATGTGATGTTTTTGCATTACCTGCTAGCATATCTCTTAGAGAACGAAGAGCGTTAATAGCATCGCGTGCGCCTCTGACACCACCATCCAACACCAAATCTTCGATATGAGTCATGTGTGTGTTTTTTTGCTCAGTTATATATTCTTTGAATATTTTCATAGTTGGTCTCTTTGTTATATCATTACGATACTTTAATGAATACAGAACTCACATCTGTTGATGATGAAGCATAATCTACAAGTTGCTGGATAATCATATCCTTATCCGATTCGCTCATTTTATCGATAACCATTGCCATTTGGCACACCTGCCACTTAGATATACAATAAGTCAATACGTTTTTCTTAGCAAGAACTGTCGCTGCATATTCTTCTACTGATACAGATCTCATTGTACTAGGATCGAGCTTAACGCCCCATTGATGCAACTGTTTTAGTAATTTCTCAGGGTCAGTCTCAAAATCCCGGGTTATATCCCGTGCATCTTTAATTTTCAATCGAGGGGCCATATCCTTAAATATACCAAATAATGCTGATGCGCCAACCTTACCACCTGCGGCATGCTTACCTTGGATTTCGGCGTTAACATTAACGGGCCTACCAAAGCTTCTGATGGTGACACGGCCTGTATTATTAAAATACAAGTTCATATCCATTGCATTGATAAATCCAGATTTACCCATATCATGGGAATCGTGTTTAACTGACTTGCTTTCCCTATCATAATTGAATACTTGAATTTTAGCAGTGCTACCTACCTTTTTCAAGGAAACACCAATTAGCTCCCTATCATCAAACATCATCTTAATTACTTCGTTCATTTCTTGGATAGAAGAAAAGCTTTTCATTTTAGCATTAAGGTATTTGGGATTAACCATCCAGATATCGGCTGGGTTCCACTTATCAAGTTGAATAGAGTGTCCACCATCTTTTAGTAATGTGCTAGCAGCTTTCGAGATGCGATTGATAAAGGCAGATTTAGATCGTTGGCATATAATAAAGTCACCTGAATATGAGGATCCAGCCAGAGTCTTAGCTGTAATGGCGGCGGACTTTACCCATGAATCAGATGCTTTATTCATTAAATGATTAACTGAGAATTTAGTTTGTACGAATTTACTGGCAGCATTGAGATCCTCCATACCAAATTCGGTATTAGGTATTCGGAAGGCTGCTGATATAAAGATCCCCTGCAAAGACTCTTGTTCATCTGTGGATAGGTCTTTAGAAGCGTCGGGTTTTACGGCAATCATTATCCCAAAAAAGGGAGAGGTTTGATTAAAGGTTATAACCCCTGCAGACGAAATACGTGTTGCCTGACCAGATGTGTCGTGGATGGCCCCATTGATACTCCGTTTGATATTATCAACAGTGGACATACGCTCTGATTTAGCAACATACACGTAGATACGTGATCGGGTGGGGGTTTTAAATTTACTGAACCCCGCCTTCATGAGCTCATCTATTAAAGCTTTCTGAATAACTGCATCATTAGTTTTCTCATGCAGATATTGTCTAAAATCTTCCATATCTTCATTATTCCCATATAAATAGTTGATATCTTATGGTATTTATAAGGACATAGATTTCACAAATCGATGAGATGAGAAATGGTTTGTAAAAGATCTAAACATAGTATCCTCGAAATGATGAGCTTCCTTTTCCCATGGACACTTCCAATATGATGTATCTTCTGAAAACAAATCCATTTTCCATCGGTGCATGAAGGATCCTTTTTCTACATCTAGCCGCGCATTGAATTTCAATTCCCGACGGGCAAATTGTTTCACGTGGACCATCTCATGCAACATAGTTCTTGTAAATTGCTCAGGATCTAGCCCAGAAGATACCCTAATCATATAGAATCCTTCGCCATGATCTACCTCAAGACAATCACCAAATAAACCATAATTAGTTTGCAATTCATTAACGATTGAAACTCTAACACTCAATTTTTTACGACGAGGCATGAGCTGATGGTGAGCAAAATATGCTGCCCTTTCTGCCCACTCTTTCCTTGATCTGGACCCTCCAGTAATAGTGTCAATCATACGGCCATCTCTGCTTTGATAGATCCAAGTGGACTATATCCTTCGATTACAATATCTTCCATATGAAATCCACGTATATCATTAATATTATCGTTGATGCTTAGTGTTGCATTATTATCAACAGCATACTGAGCCCAACTATCAGCTGCATATCGCTCCATCAACTCCCCAACTGGGTTTGCATGATTTTTATATAGATGCATATCACCGAGATTGTATATAAATCTACCAGGGCTTTTGCCTGTAATAGAGGCTATCATACAAAGTAGAATGCTATAGCTCGTGATATTGAAAGGCACACCCAAGAACATATCTGCGGAACGTTGATACATCATCATATCAATAGTGTCGTTGTTATTGACGTAGAACTGGCACAAAACGTGGCACGGTGGTAGTGCCATATCAGCAATCTCGTCAACGCTCCATGAGCTCATAATAATCCGGCGGGATTGTGGGTTATGGGTTATCTGCTCGACAACCTTATCGATCTGTTTATTCCATTGGGCCCCATAAATTGGACCCAATTCTTTCACCTCAGCATTATTTTCATATCCCAACGCTTTACCTTGAGCATCAGCGTTGGCGGTCCATATTGTTTTCTTGTCATGCAATTCACTACGAGGCTTTGCATAAAGAATTTCAGCTAACCTTCTTTCGTCAGTAGATCCCTCTAAGAACCATAGCAACTCAGACACTACAGATTTCATTGGTATTGATTTAGTAAGAAAAAAAGGAAACCCTTCATTCAAAAAATCAAATACCATGGACCCACCAAACAAAGAATGGGTGCCAACCCCAGTGCGATCATCGCTTGGTTGGCCCCTTTTAATAATATTTTGGAGGGCCTCCATATATTGGATCTCGCCATCACCCGCATCATTGGATACTTTATTCATTATCAATCTTCCTAATTAGTGTGCAGAACTCAGTTCCATATTTCGTGTATGTGCTAACACTACGCTTCATATAGTTGGTGATTGAATCTAAATTAAGTTTATTATCTCCATCAGCTGATTCAGCAAATACTGTCATATACATTACATCAAGTATTCCGCGAGTGATAAACTCCATTAGAATCCCGCCGCCACCAATGACCACAATATCTCGGTCAGGATATCGCACCATAATTCTTTTTATATTTGATTCTAGATATTCCGAAAACCATACTTCATCGACCCTCCCATCAATTTCATATTTATCAAAATGCTCGGGAGTATTTGTCACGATAATATTAATTCGGTTGGGGAGGGGCTTAGGAGTATCCTCTGCCTCCCAAGTACCACTTCCCATTATAACAATGGCATTTTTTGTGACACGAATAAATCGGGTCAAATCCCTAGAGAGATCTTCCTGCGGAAAATCATCAGTCCACGGAAGACGACCATCCTTTCCATATACTCCATTGGCCGCGAAGGCCATAATTCCACTTACACTCATATATCATACACCTATTTGCTAGAAATTAAATGACCCAAATTTTGGACCTGATTCAGAAGCACCGAAAGAATTGAGTGGAGAATCATTGGATGTATCATCCCATGGAGCAGGATTACTAGCTGACGGATCCTTTGATAGACCATCAGTGGGATCCTCCACATCATAAACTCTCATTTTAGGCTTATCTACACCTACAACAAATTTAGCTAACTTACCCACATCTGTATATCTATTTTTCAACTGCTTGATCATGAATTGGCCCATTTTATCCAACTCTTCCGTTGTAATAACGGCAAACATCATATCAGCTGTTGCAGGTAAACCAAATGACTCTGAGGTATTAGTCAGATCAACATCTGAGTTTGCAAACCCCTCTCGGTTAGTTTGAGTAGCAGACACTATAGGGACATCATATTCCACACCCAATCCCCTGAGCTCTTCTGCAATAGACTTGATGTATGAATACGAATTAACTGAGCCACCGAATTTCATTCGAGAGGATGCACATATATTCAAATAATCAACGAAGACAATATCAGGCTTCACCTTCTTTTTGGTCTTCAGCTCGTTAAGAAGATGTCGGAAATGTCCAGCATGAGCCGATCCAGTTGGATATTCTCTAATAACCAACTCACCCTTAGACTTATCATTAATTGCAGATATCCTATTAATGAATTTATCACGCGGTATATCTTTGATTTCATCAAGGGGAACATTCAGAAGATTGGCATCAATGCGTTCAGCTATCCTAAAATCAGACATCTCTAATGTGATATAAAGAACATTATATCCCTTCGTTAGCATACCAGCGGCCAATGAACACATTAATAGAGATTTACCTACACCAGTACCTGCCATCGCGATGTTCAGCGTTTTCCGTGGAAACCCGTTGTGAGTAATTCTATTGATAATATCAATATCAGACTCTACCACCGATGTTGATTCGTGGTAGAAATCATATCGTTTTTCAGCATCATTGAGATAACTGTGACCAACACTGGAATCAAAACACACACCTAGTGCGTCCTGTAATATTGTTGGGATTGATTCCTTAGTACGAGCTTTATCCTTGCCATCTAGTATTTGCAATGATTCCATTACTGCGTTAAACACAGATTTATCCTGACACCACTTCTCTGTAGTGTCCAATAACCACTGTGGATCAGCAACATCATTAATGGCCTTGCATGCTGCAATTTCTTGCAGCACCTCATACACCTCCTGCCCCTTTTGATCTGATAAATTTTCTTTATTTCCCAGCTCGATCTGTAATGTGTCCATGCTAGGAATTGAGTTATACTTCTCAAAGAAGTCCTTAATTAAATCAAAAGCTATTCCATGAGGCACATCCTCGAAGAAATCTCTATCGATAAATGGAATAGCTATTCTTGTGTATACCTCATTATCAATTAAATTAGTTAGTATCAGTTTCTGAATGTCGTCGATCATTTTTAGGGCCGCCTATTCTACCGCGCTGCTCGGCGCGCTGCTCTTCAAGAGAAGTCATGATGATGTGGGTTAGTATGTCACCTAATAGGTTTTTAAATATACCATCTTCTTGCAATTCAGATTCCGTAATTACAGATTGAACCACATCCCACTCAAATGAGAGAACTGCATCCTCTCCATCCTCTTTAACCTGAACCTTTCCAAATGTGATATAACTTCCATCATAGGGAGGTCTAGTAACATGCACTACCCAATTATCAACGTTATCACTCTCTACAAACTTATAATCTTCTGCAGTAATAACACCCTCATTATATTCAGTCATATTAATAGTCCTCATCTTGATCTTCATCTTCATTTTGTTTAGCCTTTTTGGCATCGGCTGCATAGACCTTCTTCATAGCATCCTCTCCCTCATCCAACACATCCAACTCAAAGTCTTCGATCATAGCTTTAAAACCAAGAGTATATTGGTGTTTAATAAAGTCTTTGAATGCCTCATTGTCATTTATAAATTGTCCCCAAAAGTCTTCAGTATTAGTTTCCTTTTCTCTAAACTTCTTGCCCACCAGTTCTCCAGTCTCACGGTCCACTACCTGATAAAATCCTTTGGTAGGTTTGGCCACAAAGCCACCTGCACACGCCACTTCCAGTAGTCCAGAATATCTCATAATACCACCATCAAAGGTTACGGATATCGGTATACGTGATTTTTCCTTCACAAATCGAGACTTTTCAATATTGACAATGAAATGATAACCTTGAATCTCACGGCCGATCTTATCTTGTTGCCGACCAATAATCCAGATGTTATCGGCACTATATTGTATTCCAGTTCCACCGCTCACCACAGCCTTACTAAACTTTTCCATAGTTTGATATGTGTGATTGATGGCAATCATAGGAATATCTTTCATAGTCAAATATGGGGTGACCATTCTAAACAACCCCTTCAGTGCCTTAGCTCGAGACATATCAGCTGCAGAATTTTCATTAACAGCATCATCAAGCTCTTTCTTAGACGCAAGATTGCCTATTGAATCAATGATTATAATTACATTATCAGTGCGTTGCAGCTCCTCTAGCTGAGCTACAATATCAAACTTCAACTCTTCAATATTCATAATTGGAGTGTGGAGTACTTGTGATGTATCAATCCCATACGATTCAAAATAGGCTTCTGGAGAACCAAATTCTGAGTCATAAAATAACAATAAAGCATCTGGGTGTTTCTTCATGTAGGCAGCTGCCATTAACAGAGCAAATGAAGTTTTAAAGTGCTTAGATGGTCCTGCTAAGACAAGTAGACCAGACGTCAGGCCACCTTCCAATTCCCCAGACAATGCTACATTAATCATAGGGACTGCAGTTGACGTTACTGTTTTATTTGAGTACATGATGGATTTATTGAGTGTTGCAATATCCTTTATCTTACTTGATTTCTTTAAGCGGTCCATTATTGACATAATATTTCCTCGTATTAAACTCTTGTATAAGCATATTGTAGAGCATTTTCTGATTCTCTCACCAGGGGCCGCTTTTGATAACGCGCGCCATGATCGAGATCAATTTGGCTGATCAGGGTAGCTACTTCTGTTGATGTGATTGGGTATTTCATTTTAAGAGCGTTCCCTGCGATAGATACCATCAAATGCTGAATCTTTTGATATCGCCCTGTCCCATCTTGGTTGCTGATTGCAATAAATTCATTTAGGATATGTTTACTAACAAAAGGACAATCGATGTAAGTGGACCATGACACATCATCATTAGTCAACTGCTTCTGTTTGTGTTTCAAAATACTATCTTTTATTGCTGGTGGGAGCTTATCTAGGAATGATTTCCCTCGTATACTATCAATAAATGGGTGCTTCTTCATCAACAGGTTAGGATCCATATAAGATCCTTTGTTGGTATAAATGAAGCAGTGTGCGTCGGGGTATTGAGCAGGAACATAAAACATCCGCGACAAATCTTTCGTTTGTTTATCCCCCACTTGACCTAATTCTAGATTCAGCGCATACCAAAACGCCTTGATATTACATGCAATAACTGGTTCTGTTAAAGGGAATACTAGGCGAAATTTAGGATGCTCTACTTTTGATGATGCTGTTGAGTAGCACACATAATAATGCCCTCCAATTAATTTACGAAGCTCTTCTTCCATATTATCACTAGTGAAGTCATGCTCGTCCACATCAAGAGCGGCCCACCCTGCCCATTGGACCACATTGTCATTGGCGCGCGTTGTATCAGGTGCATATATTGAAGGTGATATGAGAGGCGACGCGCCATCCATAGATTGACCTTTGATTGGCTTTCTGCCAGGTTTGGTTGCAAGATTGTATAACAACCGCTCTAGTTGTTCAAAGGAATAAAAATCCATTCTGCCTGTAGTCTTTGTATCGAATAATGACTTGAATAGAGTTAATGAGCATGGCCATTGTTTCATTATAAAAAGTCCTCTAGTGTGGCAGGAGCATCCAAAGTAGGTTCTGGATGATACTTGCTCCTGATTTGACTGTTTATGTGTTTATCTTGGGTATTATCTATGCAAAATTGTATGATATCAACTATATCCTCATATCGCGATGTGCAGCATTCTTTTAGCGGCCTCCCCATAATAGATTTCACCACATGATATATGTGGGCTATTCCATTCCTCCCTCCTGGATGAGACTCGTGCTGAGGAAGGTAGTCTGTCATAGCACCACCTTCCTTCACGATCCATGCATGCAGATAATGAACTAATTCTGGTTTCATCTTATCCAAAGAAATCCTCTAAAGTTGCTCGTGGTTCAGCTGTCCATCCGATAGCATCAAGGATGATAGTCAATGAGTTCTCAAACGTCTTATCAAACTGAGTTTCATAATCAACATACTCAGCCAAGGATATTCCCATTCCATCTTCTCCTAGACCAATCTCCTTAGGGAACGCTTCTGGGTATGATATAATATTATCACCTGCAGGATTCGGAACCTTTAAGGCCAACATTTTAATTTTCTCGCCATCCTGCACTCTTGGATAATTATTAATCAGGTCACCTTCCACTATAGCATTGTTATATACTATAGCCCCGCGTGCATTCATAGGAGTTCCTTTAATATAACAAAATACTCCTTGCTTGTTTGGAATGCGCTGCTGATATTTTGTTATATTAGAAACACCTCTGGGAGCTGATATAGATTCAAGTGGTAGGTTTTTAAATTCTTGCTTAAAGTCAGCAACAAATGACTGCACCTCCTCCTCTGTTCCGGATATCAATAGTTTGAATAGTTCTTTAAACTTATCACGACATACTTCTGGAGTAGAAGATTTGATGGCCTCAATGCCCATAATCTTCAAATCAGGGACAGTGTATTGCACTCCTTCATTATTCCAAACTGAAAGTATGTAACGCTTTTTCGCTGTCCATATTCCTCGTTCAGCAATGGCCTCCCTCGACATAACCATTTTATTTTCATATGCACCCATCCTATCAGATAGAACTTGATAGGCTCTACCAATCTCAGGCTCTAATGCTTCTGAACATAGCTTATCAAGAAACTTCACAATTTTTTGTGCGTTATCTGGGATGTTTTCTATTCCAACAGACAATACAATATCATTAACAGCAATGTACAATGAATCTGTGTCGATCGCGATGATGTAATCTACATCATTGGTTTTCTGTATCACGTTCAAATATTTATTGATAGCCTTTTCGGCCCAAAGAATAGAAAGACGGCCTGAGCTAGTAATGGCATCCGCAATTCTAATATCAAAATATCTAAAGTATACATTTCCCATTGCGCCATACAAAGAGTTCATCAAAATCTTAATTGCTTGTTGCTTATTATCTAATGTGGCAATCTGTTGATCAACCTTATAGATCTCTTCTGTATTAGAGTTGGGATCCAACTTCTCCTTTTTCTGCTTCCAATTAAGCATCTCTCCTTTAATGCCTTTGCGTTCTGTGTATAATTTATCAATGATGGAAGGAATCACTCCCCTTTTATCTTTCCGGAAGTATTGACCAGTGGCTGCCATAGAGTACTTCGGATTGTCATTAACTACTCCGCCCAGTACAGATTCAGGAGTGACTCCATCCTGGCAATCATTAACGATGGTATCTGGACTCATATTATATTGCATAAATATGTGGGGATATAGAGAATTTAAGTCGAATGATACTACCCAATCGTGACGGCCTACCACAGGAGGTTTAACGTGGCCACCACTAATTGTAGTTTTCAGTCCTGGAGTTGTTATAGGGACTGCTATATGTTGACCATTCAATACTCTATAAATGAAAGCATCCCACACAGAAGTTGTACCGAATGCGTCAGAGTAATTGACTCCAGCTTTAAAGGCTACAACCATAGCAAGTTCTACGAACCCCAGCATATCATCCATTCTCTGAATTAACGCAACATCTTTTAAATTGTAATCCAAAAAACGTTGATGGTTCTGTTTATACAATCCAGTCAATGAGCCATATTCTTCATAACTTAATTTATTTTCACCCAGAACTACATGCGCGATATGATCAAGCTTATATGATTCTTGCGCGCCATACGAATAACCAAATTTCTTAAATAAATCCAAATAATCTAGTTGTTGTATTCCTACAATCTCATAGTTCATTACACTTTTATACTGCATCTTGATATCACGGCGATATATTTTGCTAAAGGGTGATAGCTTTTTGCAAAATGGTCCCCGCACACAGAGGTTATCCTGTTTACCAGATAAACCATATCGAATAATTTCGAGTTCCATCCAGTAATAACATCAGGCATATTAGTTGGATCGGCCCACCATAAAATAAAGTTCATTAAAAGTGAAGCTTCGCTATCAAATTGACGGTATTCTATATCATCAGGGTCAGCTACTTCAGATTTATTTTTATCATAGTCACCCATACCCCAGGCCACGTAAGAGCCCAAGTGGTTATTAAATACTGCAATCGATATTACTGGGTGAAGAGCTACGGATGGTTCCGGAAAACCAGCGTCAGACGCAACCTCGATATCTATTGATGTTACATTGACTTGTGACCGATTGAATGGAATTTCATCGTTACCAAACGCCTCTGCAATAAACTGAGTCACATAATTAGTCATCCCATGAATCTCAAAGGATTCTACGTTAGAATATTGCGCAACAAACTCTGCAGCTTCTGGCATTGTATTAAACTTCATTGGTTCTACGGATTTCCCATAGAGGGATTTCCATGGACCAACAACCTTATCCGATGTCACGAATAAGGTTGGGCTGAATTGGATTTTCTTTTGAAATTTGACGCCATCTGAGTATCCGCGGCACAGAATATTAGGACCTGCTCGGGACACAGATGTGTAGAATAGTGACATTGATGATCTCCACAAATTAATATCGTACGTACATAATAAAGCCGATCGCGTGGATCGGCTACAGGGTCACGTATGATCACGTGTGATTATTTTGGGAGGATTAGTCCTTCTTTCGGTAGATCAAGTGCAGATTTCTTTTCAAACATTCTACCATGTTTGTCAGCTAATCCATCTACTGGATTCACCATGAAGGTCACTTTGTTGTCAGGAATCCGAAGTGCCTCGCCCTCAACTACCTTTGTATAAGGGGCAAAATGCATCAATCCAATAGTATTTTCTTGTGGGATGATAATAGCTATATCGGTTAATATATAGCAATGATCTTCACTTTGAACATTAGCCAACAACTCTTCACCTGAATCCAAACGTACAATGGTTAATTTATTCTCAGTCATAATTATTCCTCATTTAGTTCCTATATTATATTTCACACACAATTCCCATTCTTTCTTTTCGCGAAAGGAAATAACTTTGATTTCCCGTAACGGAGCTTTATCTTTCAATCGCGACACATCAACCACATTCAACAATCCCCAGTCACTTAGTAAAGTCGTGATTGTATTTCTTCGACCAGAATCATCTGTTGTTAGATTGGATGGCTTGCCATCTAACATAAACAGTTCCTTGAAATGCACAATAAAGTACCTTCCCTGTTTATGCAGTATATGACATGATTGGAATAACTTTTTCTCCTTACGAGAACTGACTCCAATGCGGGTTAAAGTTTCTTTAATCTTCAAAAAATCATCTGGTTCCGCTAGGGTAACTTCCACCATATCAAGCGGTGTCCAATCACCAATTACTGCGGGTCCGTTGTTGCGAGTATTATTTAGATTTTCCACCTCTATTCACCTTTTCTTTCAATTCACTTAGTTGATCATCACTGAGCAACGAAAGAACCTGTATAGCTTTCTCATTCGAATAACTATAAAACTCTTTCACTACTTCAATGTCGTTAGGTTTAGAAGATTTCGCCCATTTAGCGAAACGTTTTCCTTTCCTAATAGTATTTAGGTAGAAATCATATTGGAGGCGATTGCCAACATGATGATTTATATTCATCTCGTTGGCTAATAATACTGTGTCGTTGAAGTACGACAAAGATCTGTTAATCATAAACGGGACATATAGCTTCTCGTCTTCTGGAGTGACCATTATATCCTGTTTAGAGGTGTTAATTGTATTCAGAAACGAGAAAGGACTCATCTATACCCACTCCACATTAGCCATCAACTCAGTCATACAAGCCACAACATTCAATTCGTGGTCGGCAACGAATGCTGCTTTGTATTGATAGTCTGCTAGTATTAGGATAGCAGTTGGAGTTGATGTTGGTTTCATGTAAGTAGTCATTCCGTCATATACCATCCGAAACAACACAACAGAATCCATATCAATATTATCAACTACCCATGACCTCATCTCCTTGAAGTTCTTATTTTTTAGGTATTTCATTAACGATTTAACATTCTCATCAGATAAATTAATAAGGATACCAGAGTCAATCTGACCAGATACTGAATACCGTTGCAATTCATTTAACACTTGGCGCCAATCAGGGTGATATAGAGTAATGAGCTCAGCCAAAACTTTCTTGTCAAATTTAATACCCTCTCCCTTTAGGATAACTTGAGCGCGGTTGAAGAATTCTCCTGCTAACACTGCCTTCTCAGCTTTAGGAATAGTGAAATCAAATGTAGCGCAACGAGAATGTAGACTTTTGATAATCCTATTTTTATAGTTGCATGTCAATATAAACCTACAATTGTCATGGAACTCTTCCATGAACCCACGTAATGCAGGTTGCGTTGACTGAGCATTTAGGTAATCAGCCTCATCAATGATTACGACCTTATATCCACCACTAAGGGACATTGTTGATGCGAAATGCTTAATCTTTGTCCGTAGAGTATCAATGCCACTCTCTTCTGAACCGTTAATAAAAATATAATCAATATTCAATTGATCACACATCGCACGTGCAATAGTAGTCTTACCCACACCACTAGTTCCAGTGAACAACATATGTTGCAGAGTTCCGGATTTTACGGCATCTTCTAAATCAGCTTTTAATTTTTTAGGTAGGATTGTTTCATCAATAGTACGCGGACGATATTTCTCGACAAAAAGATAATTCTCACTCATTTCATAACCACCATGTTGAATTAATTATTAATGGCACTTGTTGAAACAGGCGGTAGCGACTCCTCTGTTCCACTGGTAGTTCCCACCAGTACTCACCGTAACCTAACGGTCCTAGGGTGAATTAAGTTCCATCGACTTTACATAGTGCATCGTAGATTGATTCCACTTCTTCAGAATCTGACGTCATTTGATCGATGTTCTGTTATGG